CGTGCTTTCGCACTAGGCAAACCCACACCCTCGGTGAAAACCGATTTCGTGGAGCCTAATAAGAAACACGGAAGAAGCCAGGTGGTAACCAGAGTTATCAAACCTAAGTCACTACTTTCATAGTGGACCTAGTTGTTAACAGTCAGCAGTAGGGTGAAAACCCCTACCTCTGGAACTTCGGTTCTAACTTAAACAGTGCTTGGTTTTAATACCAAGACTATTTCCAGCTTACTAACACTGTGGTTGATATGGTGAGATTGCTTTGGACCTTTTTGGGGTCGATAAGACAATCACCACTCCCCGCTCATAGGACGAAGTACGAACTCTTCGGAGTTTCTCCGTAAGTCCTAGTCCAACATCGACGCAGTATCTGGCGTCCCCGAAAGGGAACAGCGCAGTTTTCTGCTTTGGACACGTTACGAATTATAACAACTATCTATATGAAAAATAAAGTATTTAACATATTAGACGTTATTAGAACTCGTTACGTCCAAGTAATGAAAATGATACCGATAACCCAAAACTTGGGTTCGACTTTAGCCTTACCTCTGAAGATGAATATGTATTTATCTCAGGGTAGACGAAGTCGGTTGGTCCGAAGAGCAAATCAAACAAAGAATTACCTTGTCCTTGTTCTTAAATTGTGGCGTGCACATGGTTCTGCTTATACCATTAAATGGTTGAAAGCATCCAGTGTTGCGCTGCAAAGAAAGATAGGGGATAATCCAATGCGATCTTTAAGAGCCATAGATAAAGATCTGCCTCTCCCACGTTTAACAAACGGGGTTCCACGGTTTATTAACCGATTGGACAGAGGTTTAATCAGGAACGGACACCTAGCGACAATCCGCTTCTATTTAGGTTTACTCAACCTTTATAGAGTGTTGGAAGCGCCGGGAGTACTTAAACTAAGTACTATTACCGATCCGTTTAAGGGCGATACGCAGTATTTAGAGTCATTGAAAGATATGATTTCATCTAAGAAATTAATCTTCTTTGATCTCCTTCCCGGATTCGAGAGAATCCGTGGAATGTCCCTTTCTCCTAGATCATTTATAATGTCTAGAAGTGCGTCACCATCTAATAAAATGGCAGCGCACGGGATATTTACTGATGTTTATTTACTAAACAAATATCGTCCAGATCTTTGGCAAGATATACTAGATTATCTGTATATCACCAAACCGAAAGTAACGAAATTCGTCCGACAGCTGCAATTTGCTTATGCTACTGCAATGTCCTTAGAGAAGGGCATTAAAGTGCAAAGCAATGGTGTAGATGCCTTTACCGCAGGATTGCGGTTCAAACCAGCTGCAGAACATGGCAATTATGAAGGGAGTGCATTATCGCAATTTGCGATTAAAGTCGAACCCGCAGGTAAACTGCGGCTATTCGCTTTAGTGGATACTGTTACACAGTCCACAATGGCTCCTTTACATGATGCCTGTTTTGCGCTATTGAAACTTATTCCGAATGATGGTACCTTCAATCAAGAAGAGTCCATTAGACGGAGTCAGTTAAAGGCGGTTAACGCTAATAAAGCGTTTTCCTTTGATCTCACCGCAGCTACGGATCGATTGCCAGCAGTTCTGATCTCTCTTCTTTTCGAAGAGATCTGGAAGCTGCCTGGTCTAGGTCCTCTCTGGTTGTCAATAATGACTAACCGAGACTTTGCTTTTACAGACAAAGCTGCAACTGAATATAAAGTTGCGAGAGGTCCTTATCGTTATGCAGTCGGCCAACCTATGGGGGCTCTTAGCTCCTGGGCCGGTTTGGCACTTATTCATCATTGGTTAGTCCAATTAGCAGCGGCTAAAGTTCACATACGTAAGTATGGAGACCTTAGTGCGTTCGAGTGGAACTTGGCCTACGAGATTCTCGGTGATGATCTAGTAATATTCGACAGCGAAATTGCTGATGAATACCTAATCATCATGACGGGGATTGGTTGCGAGATTAATATTAATAAAAGTATTATATCCCGTAACCGTCCTGTCTTTGAGTTCGCAAAACGAC